CTGTTGCAATCCGGCACATCTGTTTCTCGGAACGCACTTGGACAATGCGCGAGACAAGGCGAGTAAAGGTCGTTGCAATTCTCCAAAGGGCGAGAAAAATGGTATGCGCCTTCATCCTGAGCGGAGGCCCCGAGGTGAGACTCACGGAAGCGCCAAACTCACCGCTGCTCAAGTCCTCGAAATTCGTGCGCTGTACGCGGCTGGAGGGACATCACTAAGCAAGCTTGCTCGCCAATTTGGACTTGGAATAAGTCCCATTTTTGACATTATTAAACTCAAAAACTGGGCGCATGTCTAAACTATATACATGGAATAGGAAGCCGCGCTCACGCATTAATTCAGTGAGTCCCAAACGGAGGAAACAGAACGCGGAGTACACGAAGCTACGGCGCGAGTTCCTGGCAACGCATCCGGCTTGCCTCGTCTGCAAAGGGCAAGCAATGGAAATCCACCATGCTTGCGGACGGCAGGGAAAACGGCTCCTCGACGTAGAGTTTTTCCGCCCGCTCTGCTCCGGCTGCCACCGGAGGGTGCATGATAACCCGGCATGGGCGAAGGAACGCGGGTTGTTGATTTTGATCCAATGACGCAAAAAGCCCCCGCCAGCTACGGCGAGGGCTTTGAGGTGCGCGAATTAAGCTTTGGCTTTTACTTTTGACCAGCGAGCCTGGGCAGCCTTCCGCATCGCAGCCGAGCGGTCAGCAGCCGAGACGCCAGCCCAGCGAGCTTTCCCGCCGTTTTGCTGCATGTCCGAGGTAAGGCTGTGGCCGCATTTGGGGCAGGTGGTCATGGCGCGGGATAGTTGGCGGTGATGGATTTGAGGGCAGAGAGTGCGGCGTTTGTTTTGTTCATTTCAGCGGCGAACTCGGCGTTCGTGTAGCCACCGCCGCACACGAGGTCTTGGAGGCTGTCGAGCGCACTCCGCAGTGCCACAATCTGAGCTTTTGCGGCGATGAGTTCGCGCTCAAGCTCGCGGGCAAAGTCGGTATAAACAAATCGAGGGTCGTAGGCCCCATTAGCCGACCGCTTCGCAACTTCTGCGTTTGTTCTAGGTGTTGGTGTTTCCATGGTAGTTATTTTGTAAAAGCAATGAAGTAAGCAGCCAAAACAGCCGCGTCGATAATCAAAAATGCAACAAACAGCCGCAGAAACCAGCGTGCAGGCTCATCGCTAGAGCGGCGAGAGACAAACAACGGCGGGGTAGGCTCGAACAGTTTGCAGTCGGGCGTAAGGCTGGATTTGAGGCTCACGAGGCGAGCGGTGAGGTCGATGTGGCGGAGGTGGTCAGGTGGGAGGGTGGTCATAGGTGGTCGTTGGTAAGGTGTTGTTGGCATGGGTGAATGCTTACGCGAGAGCGCGGCGAAGCTCATTAGTAGCTTTTGGCAGTCTCGAAAGCTGCCGCGCCTTCAGCATCACTGATGGCTGTGACTTCGCTAAATGAGTTGTAGCGCCCGTTGGATTGCTCAATGCGCTTTTGCCATCCGCTCTTAGTCTTGCGGACTTGATGATGATGTACGCCACCAGCCGAGCGTTGATCTTGCGCTACGTCGTGAGTGTAGCCAGTGGTGCGGTAGGTGTTCCAAGTTGTATTTTTCATGATGTTTGATTTGGGTGATGCCAGCTTCATTGCTGACAAGATGATAATACAAGCAAGCTCGTAACACGCAAATGGAATTTTGCAGAAAATGAAAAATAAATCCAGCTTGCCATCTCTACCGATAGATGAACCATGAGCTATGCACGACATTTCCAAAGCTCGCAGGCAATACGAGAAAACGGGTTCGTTCGCGGATGCATCGGCCAAGACTGGAATCAATCGCCAGACCATTAAAACGTGGGCAAGACGATACGGATGGAAGCGGCCTTTGATCGAAGAATTGAAACCAGAACAGAAACCCATTGCAAGGCCAAAAGGTGCCTGGATGCAAAGCTTGCACCATGAGACAGCCCACTTCATTCTGGACGGCCTCCCGGCATGCTCAGGCTCGCAGAACGGAGCTAAGGTCAACGCGGGCGATAAGTGGCTTGTATGGGACGAGTGCGTTAGGAAATGCCTTCGCTGCATTCATCACGCGGAGCAGTGAGCTTGCTTTTTCTAAAATATTCGACATCGTAAATTTATGCCAGCATTGAAAAATCAAAAACACGAAGCGTTTGCCCAGGCGGTGGCGCTTGGAATGCCTGCTGGCCAAGCTTATTTGGAGCATGTAAGTATGTGGAGGTGTTCGGAAGCTACGGCGGAAACGACCGGGCCAAAACTGGCTCGTGATTCTCAGATAGCTCTCAGGATCTCAGAATTGAGAAAAGAAGTTGGAAAAGCTGCTGACAAAAAGTTCGGGCTTACGAAAGACATTTGGCTCGAACGGTTGGAAAAAATTGCCAGTGCCGCAGAAGGCGCGAAGGATTATTCCGCTGCAACTGGCGCTCTTCGTGAGCTTGGCAAGGCCACGTCTTTCTATGATCCTGAACGATTTACCCTCGAAGTGGAGGTGAAACTAGGTGGCAACGCAGAAAGTAACAGTGACCATTGAGCCTCGGCGACAGTTTCGAGCCTTCATTGAAAGCTCTGCGCGGTGGTCCGTGCTTGTGGCTCATCGACGGGCAGGTAAAACTGTGGCCGTCGTCCAAAAGCTCACCAAGTGCGCCCTGACTCACAAACGGCAAGGGCCTCCGCTGCGATATGCTTACATTGCACCAACGCGGGACCAAGCGAAAGACATCGCCTGGGCCTACCTAAAAGACTACGCCGGGAAGATCCCAGGAACACAAATCAACGAGTCGGAACTGAAAATCACATTCGCGAACAAGGCCGTCATCCGCCTCTATTCCGGCGAAAACTATGAACGTATGCGCGGCCTCTACTTCGACGGCGTTGTGAGCGATGAAGACGCGGACATTCCGCCGCAGGCCTTCGACTATGTGATTCTGCCGTGCCTTCTCGACTACAACGGCTGGCATTGCCGCATTGGAACACCGAAGGGAAAAAATGCCTTTTACAAAGCTTTCAACTCCGCGCAGTCTGACCCGGATTCATTCGCGCTCATGCTCAAGGCTTCGGAATCGGGCATTTTGTCGCCGGAAGCCCTGGCGACGATGAAATTGAAACTTTCCGCTGACAGCTACGCGCAGGAAATGGAGTGCGATTTCAACGTCGGCAGACCTGGCGCCATCTACGCGAAGCTGATCGAGCAGGCCTACGCGGAAAAAAGAATCGTCGATTGCGCCGTCGCTGACACGCTGGTTCACACGTCTTGGGATTTGGGCGCTCCGTCTAACACTTCTGTCTGGTATTGGCAGGTTGTTGGGCGCGAGGTGCGAATCGTCGATTGTGACATCGGCCTGCTCCCGAATGTGGAAACGGCGACTCAACGAGTGGCGTGGATGATGCGCAAAGGCTATTCGTTCGGGAAACATTTCCTGCCTCACGATGCCGCTCGCACGGAGAACAGCGGGGCGACGATGGAGGGCGAATTGACCAAAGCGGGCTTGGCTAATGTCGTGGTCCTACCTCGAACGATGGACGTTTGGACGGGAATCAATGCGCTCAAAGGCCTGTTTCCATCGCTCGTTTTCCGCAAACGGCAGTGTCTCCCTGGCATCGAAGCTCTCGAAGCTTACCATACGAAAGAAGTAGAAATCGGACGCATTATCTCAAACGAACCGGTTCACGACTGGGCAAGCCACACGGCAGACGGCCTGCGATACATGGCGGAGGCTTTTCAAAACGGGCTTGTGAAGCTTGCCGCTCCCATAATCGACCGCATGCGGGACGATGATGACGAGCCAAAGCGACGCGGGCAGGCAAAATTCAGCTTTGTAGGCAGACGATGACACCGATTCAGCAAATCCAAGAGCTCTACGCTGGCCGCTCTGACATGGACTTCGAGTTGGAGCTTGAGGCTCATTTTGATTGCGGATATGTCGTTTCGACGCCAGAAGTTTTTGCGATGGCTCGCCCAGTTCGGAGCAATTGGAGCGCGGAAAAGCTGCGTAATCCATTCCTTGTGGAGCCTTTGGAAACGGCAGATTGCTGGTTCATTTGGGCGCTGGCCGGAGATTTGGCTGTCGCGGCTCGCTGGCTACCGTGTGAGCTTCCCTTGCTTGGATTTTGTCGGCGAGGAAAAGCGGCAAAGTTCGTGGATGCTGCCAGTTTGCTAAACAAAGCTCTTGCAAAATCAAAATAAGTTCCGCCCGGTTTTGGCATGCGGCAACCTTTCTTCCTTTCTTGGCCTTCGGTGGACGGCTCCCTTTTCTTTGGCGGTGGTCCTGATCCCGTGGCTCCTCCTGCTCCCGAGCCTACTCCCGCGACGCCTGCGCCAGAAACCGAAGAGGCAAAACGTAAAAGCTCGCTCGCGGCCAAGCGCCGAATTGGCGGCGTGGACGCCCTCAAGGGTAACGTTCTCGGCTCGATGGCTTCTCAGTCTGGGGGCAAATCACCCACGCTTGGCGGCACTGGCGGAGGTTATACCGGCGAAGCATGAACGAAGCGCCCACAGCACCGAAGCAGGGCAATGAGAAAGCCCTCAAGCTCTGCGAGCGCTGGCAAAGGATGCAGGCTGATCGCATGCCGTGGATGACGCAATGGCAAGAAATCGCCGAGCTAATGGCTCCGCGTTCGTCTGGCATTACAAGCAAGACAAACCTTCCCGGAACTACCCGTGAGGGAATGCTGTTTGACACGACGGCAGGCGACTCGTTGCAAATCATGGCTGGCGGCTTGATGTCGTGGATGATGCCAGCAAACGAACCGTGGTTTGGATTTGATCCAACGCGGGAACTTCGCGGCTCTGATCGCGTCAAAGCATGGGCGCAAGAGTGCTCGGAGCTGGGCCGGGAGTATCTTTCTAATTCCAGCTACTACACCGAGGCACACGAAGATTTGCTATCTCATTGCGGCTTTGGTACGTCGGCGCTTTATTACGCTGTCGAAGAGGGCGCTTTGCGTTTCGAGCATCTTCCGACGGGTTCTTACTGCATCGAAGAAAACCGTTTCAGTGTGGTGGATACTCTGTTCCGTGAATTTGAGTGGACGATTGAAGAGGCCGCTAAGTTTTTCGGCAAGGAATCGCTTTCACGCAATTCCCGTGAAGGCCTCGGCGATGACAAGCGAAAGCTGGCGAAGATCAAGATTCTGCACGCCGTTTATCCTCGCCCAGCTTCGGAGCGCCCAACGGATGAGATTTCGCGCATGGCAGACTGGGGCAAAGCGTTTGCGTCTTGCTATGTCGAGATTGCAGAGAAACACACGCTCCGCGAATCTGGATTTGATCATTTTCCGTTTTCTGTTGGGCGTTATCTCAAATGGACGGCGCTCGAAGGAAAAACGGCTTACGGCTACGGCCC